GCAGATGTCCCTGCTACCCAAGGAACCCCAAAGGTTCCTGGGTAGCGAGGATCCGGAGTTCCTGGAAGGAACACGTGCGGATAAGGGTTGCGACCACGGGATGCGAATCCCAAGGTCACTTTGTTCATAGGCTTTGCACCTGGCCACCTTTTAACTAACGCGGCGAAAACGCTCGCGTTCTGTTTACGGATGGAACCAGGTCCAAGCTTGAGAACCCCTAGCCACTCAAGAGGCATTTGAAGGCCAAAAGTCGCCTGGGCGAGAACAGCCTGATCGATGAGAAACTCATCAATCGGACCGCAATCGTACCAGGGACCCTGGCCGGCCATCTGCCTCTTGGGTTGCTTCTTGAGACAATGCGGGACGCGGAGGAGTAACTCCTCCGCTTCTTTCGCAGCTGTCTCACAGATAACCGCACCTCTCGAAGTGAAAACTTTCCAGCTCTCAGGGGGTCCCGTGATAAGGACCGCCAAGGCTTTGCGAATGAAACGGGGAACAACGCGCTTTAAAGGCGCGTCGAGACCCTTTCGAGTCGTAAAACCGAGGCCGCCAAGACATCGAGGCAGTAAGGCCGGTACGCCTCTGAGGCGACAAACCTCAGCGGCGTACAGACCTTGTTGAACTGCCCAGATCTTCTTGGCGCAACCATGAGTGCTGGAAAGCAAGGATTCCACGACAGCGCCTATGGCACAAGAACGATCGTTCTTGGAGACCATCTGGCGCCCTCCGTCGTGTAGTCCGTCTTCGGGGAAGACGAGGGCCCGAACCGGTATTGAACCACTATTGTGGAAATACAGGAACGGAGGACCCACGTCGACCTCGAGGACTCGAAATTCGAGAAGACTTTCTAGGAACACACCCCTCCTCAAATCCGGACCCGAAATGAAATGCTTGCCCTGTGAGATCCTAGAACCGGTCCTATACAGGAGGCGATTGTAACAGTCAACGAACCCGCGAGGGCCGTAGACTAGAGCATCGTCTCCACAAGTATAGAACCAGGGAGGAGGATCACCAGGGTAACGCGGCAGGTTTCCAACGGCGGCTTCTGAAAGGAGCCACCGGTGGTAGAGGGAGAGAAGAGACCAAGTCGTAGGGAGTCCCATAAGGATTCCCCGAGACGTCAGCCTCCGCTCTCGCCCCTTCCACGAAACCAGCTGCGGGCCAGCACAGGCACGCATTGCAGCCACTTCCCGACTGAGGAACCGACCGCTCTCCTCAAGACCGTCTACAATGGCGGCCATGAGGTCGAGAGGAAGGAGATCAGTAGCAGTTTCCAAGTCGGAAGAGACCAACCAATGGTCCCTTCCGTAAGAAGTGGGTTGGATCCAACCTCCACTCATCGAGGGCCCGGTAACGGGATCTCGACGGAGGCCAAGAGCCAACCTCTTCCTAGCAGCATGACCCTGGGCAACCAAGACCGCGGGTGACTTCGTCACAACGCGGGCCTTGAGGCCAGGTTCCGGCAGCACAATGGCATCTGCTTCCGCGGGAGGAGTAGGCGCAAGCTCGATGCGCAATTCAGCGCACAGAGCTGCCCACTCCTGCTCGAGGATGGAAGGTGGCCTCTCGGACAAAACCTCAGGTAGATCAGAAAGGAGATCCCGAATGTCGGCAGCCATCCCACCTTGGTTCCTCTTCCTAAGAAGAGAAGCCGATTGTGAGATGGTAATGCCCATCATTTTGGGTTCCTTTGGGAGCCACCTGCGGGCCCATGACCTTGAAAAGTCACGGGCAGAGTCCAAGAGTTCGGGTTCGGTCACGAAAACGGATGTCAGGTTCTTCTCATGCATCTCCAGGGCTTTCTCCAGCTTCCGTGAAGGAGCTGGGGGAAGAGCCCTCTTGATGTATGAGAGTTGGGATGTGAGGTTATCTCGGTTACCCGGGATAAACACCCCAAAGAATACTGGCACACATTTTCGTGAGACCCATTGAGAGCGCTTTTCGGCCGATTCCTCCGCCAATCGTTGGAGGAACGCTTCGACGCCTTGCGAGAGTGCAAACCTCGCGAAGCGACGAAGGAGAGAACGCCAGACGCGCTCAATGGGTTTGTTTGAGGACGGGTGGAGGGAAATTGGACGTTGTGCAAAAGCGCAGAGAGCGGCGAAAACCGCTTTCACGCCTAACACATAACGTGCCAATTCTCCCTTCCGGAGTGGTCTATGACCACCACTGCACAACCTACCACCCTCGCGGGTGGTGGTGGACTGGATCGCAGAGCCCTTAACAGGGTCAACTGAGAAACCAGGACGCCGCCGAAGCGACGAGGGGTACCCATGGGCACCCCCGGATGAATTCTGTTTTCT